GTCACAGTGGGCTCGCCAAGCGGCCAGTTGGCCTTGGCTGCCGGGGTCATAGCAAACTTGCCGGGGATCTGGGCATCCCCCATAAACGTCGAGGTGCCGTCCGCATTGCTGCCTTCGGCGCGGAAGCGCTCGATATTGGTGTAATCGCGGTCGGTGTTATACGGATCAATGGCCCGCATAGCCCGCTTCCAGGTGCCGATCTTGTGCTTGGTGGCCTTGCTGCCCTCGCCACGGCGGAAGGCATCGACTGCACCAGCCGGGTTGCGCCGCATGGTGCTCCGGGGGAGCATAACGGACTTGATCTCTTCCAGGACGTCGTTTGCCAGCTTGGCAACCTTGTCGCGGCGCTCGGCTTCCATCTCCTTTGGAGCCCCGTCACGAAGCTGCTTGTCAATGGCACGGAACCGCTTGGCAGCGGCCCCACGGTCAGCGCCAGCCTGCCAGGAGGGCGCGTTCACGATGCTTTGCAGGCGGGCCTTCTCTTCTTGGTAGGCCTCAACCTGGTTGGCACGGAGCGGGTTCTGCGGCTGGTCAGTAAGGAGCGTTTCAAGCTGTTTAACGGCACTCATTTTGTTCTCCTGCGCCCGTTTGAGTCGGCGGCACTCGTTTAATGGAGTCACCAGGTATCCTGTCTTCCCCGGTGACACTTGGGGCGGGAGGTGCAGGCCCAAGTCTTTTAGCTGGATTTCCTGCCCACGTCTGCCACGCGGGGACGTCCTTGGTGACGACAGCGCCAGCGCCAATCACGCACCCCTCACCGAGGCGTACGCCTGGGAGTATGGTCGCGTTGGAACCGACGCTCACGAAGTCTTCCACGATAGGCGGCTCGACCTTGTAAAGCGGGTTGTTGGCGATAGGGTGCTTGTCGTTCATAAAGACGACACCCGGCCCGATAAACACGCTTCGGCCGATAGTCATGCGGTCCGTGATATGGGCCTGGGGCATGATGCGGGTACGGTCACCGATCTTGGCCCCACGGCCGATGTAGACCATCTCGCCTACTGCCACATGCTCCCCCAGCTTGACACCGGGGTGGATGCGACTAAGGCCCCAGACAAACGTGTTATCTGGGACCAAGACGGACGGGTCAACTTTCGCTTCCGGGTCGATCATTGCTACCTCCCTTGATAGCAAGCGCGATTTTATTTTCCTGCGAGAACGTGATAGCCCAGGCGCCATTCTGGACCTGGGGGCGGATCGTAAAGTAGTTCATGTGGCCCATGGGGCAGCCCAGGTCAACGACCGTGGGAATGCCTTGGGCGCGAAGTTGTGAGAACAGCCAGAAGTCCTCATTCATGGTGTCCGGGGCGTACTGGCCGATGCGGAAGATTGGCTTCTCGATCTTGTCCAGGACGTTGCGCCGGACAAGCAGCCCGGCCGAACCGGCGTGGACGTCGTTAGGAAGCACCCACAGGCCCGTGCCTGCCGGTACCTCGTCCCACGTGAGGGACTGGACGTTGGGGCCTAGCTCGCCCTTGAACAGGACTGGCGGAAACGGCGGCACCCGCATGATGTTGAGCGGGACGACGGCTGGTAGGTTGTGGCCTAGGAGCCGGAAGACCGTCTCTGCTGCGAAGGTGTGGTCGTCGCCAAGAAAGAACACCCACTCCCCGGTAGCTTGGTCCAGGGCCTTGTTAAGGGATTTGGCGATCTCTGCTGATCTGGTCATAATAAGCTGCGTGCCAGCGGGGACACGCAGCCTACCAAGCCATGAGAAAAATTCCATATACCGCGGTGTGCCCGAGGTGGGCACAATCACGGTTCCTGCTGGATATGGAGTCCCCCCGATCTGTTGCATATTACGAAGCGTTCAGAGTGTTAATAGCAACCGACTGACCCGAAGCGTCAAACAGCACGCCAGAGTCGTTGGTCGGCGACACCCAAATGTCGGCGTCAGCGGAGCCGTTCGGCACCCCGATACCCTTGGACATGAGGACGTCAAGAAGCTGCAAGCCGCCGTCCGTGGTCGAGCCCGTCCAGTCGAACGAGTCCGTAACCACACCCGACGTGCCAGAGACCATGCGAACGTTCTCGAACACGATGTCAACGGCGCCAGTCGTGCACTGGAACCCGTCAGCCAGGGCCGTGCTGCCCTTGTGGCGGGTCTGAATGCCCTTCATGTAGCCGTAGGACACGTTGTCAAGCTGCATGTACGGCCCCTGGGCGTCCTGCGACTCAAAGTAGCAGTTTTCAACCCGGAGGTTGGTGATGCTAGCGATGGAGGCGATGCCGATGGTGGCCGTGTTGGCAGCCGCCGTGAACATATCGAACGAGCAATCATGGATGTAGGCGTGGTTAGCCGACACCTCAATGGCCGCCTGGGCAGTCACGGCAACGAAGTGGATGTGAGCAACCTCCACCCGCGCGGCAGTGATACCAAGGATCTCGTCAGCCGCCGAAAGCGTAACCGACGTGCGCTGCCGCTCCGGGTGACCCTTACCGCTGGGGATGCCCGTAACAGTCAGGCCAGCCTTGCTGATGCTACCCTGGACGGCCCACGAGTGGGAGCCAGGGAGGAGAACGATAACGTCACCCACCGAAGCGGTGGCGTTGGCTACCGCCTGGTTGAGCGTCAGGAGGGCACGCTCAGGCGACAGACCGTCGTTGTTGTCGGAAGCCGGATAAGCCCGGCCCTCGACGGTGTAGGACGCGCTCGGGGCAACCCAGAACACGCGCCCGCTAGTAACCGGAATGACTCCCCAGAAGGAGCCATACTTTGTCATGTAACCCATTTAGATTTTCCTTTACCCCTCGTCCTTTGGGCTGAACTGGGGACTTAATATCCGCCGTGGGCGGCTTTCTTTTTCTCGCTCATTGCAATCGCAATGGCTTGTTTACGACTCTTAACCGGAGGGCCGGACTTTGAGCCCGAGTGAAGCTGGCCATTCTTAAACTCGTGCATGACCTTCTCGACCTTGTAGGCTCCGGCCGCGTTATTGGAGTTGTGCTGATCGTAAGCACCAACGCCGTTATTACCGCTGCCCTTGTACTCGTTGATGCCCTTGGTCTCCCAGCCGCCGCCGCCGCGTTTTTGAGCAACCTGCTTGTTATATCGCGGGTTTGGCATGATTAGTAACCTGGGGTACCCTTAGCGGCAAGAGACTGAAATTTGGCCTTACCGTACTTCTTACGGCCAATAGACGCCGCAAGGGCGTCAGGATTGGTAACGCCGGGCTCAGCCGCCAACTTGTCGCGCAGCTTGGCGAAACGCTCACCAGAGCCGAGACGCGAGTTGTCAACGTTCTGCTTGCGAGCATAGTTGAAGTGCTGGGGCCAGCCGGTCTTCACCGAACTAGAGCGAGTATCGGTTGCTTCCTTACCCATTACTTACCTCGCTTTTCTTTGACGTTCTTCGATTTGACGTAGAACTTGCTTGGTCTGGCCATATTAAAACCCCGCCCCTTGCGAGGCGGGGTCCTTTCTTATTAGCTGACCTGGTTGCCGAGAATCCAGCGCCAGTCGTTGTGGCCGTGGCCGTACCGGGCGTACAGGCGCCACTTCGCAACGAAGGTGTCGAAGTCCTCAACCATCGCGAACTCCTGCTGCACGCGGTCCACCCACACAAGGGCGTCCTTCATGGCAGTTTCATCGATGAGGAACCAGTTGTTAACGTCGTCAAGGTAGATCCACTCAACGACCGTGTAGCGGCCCTCGTGAACGTTGGCGTTGTTGTTCGGGGTGTCGAGCTTACCCGCCGACTCCACGATCTCATACGCTTGCTCGTAAAGGTCCGGTGGAATCAGGATCATGCTAGGAACAACCGAAATGCGCTCAGCGCGGTCGCCCCGGAAGTTGATCATCTGAATCCGGTTCGCAGCCAGCGCCACCGCCGAAAGGGCGGCCGTGCTCAGGTTGTCGAACCCGTTCGTAGTAGCCGCACCCGAAGTCGTGGTGTGGCTGTCGCTGCAAAGCGCAACGCCTTCCGTGTGGTTATTCCACGTCCCGTCAAGGGAGAATGCGTTGTTGAAAAGCTGCGCCCCGTGCTTCTGGCGGGTACGCTGGAAGGCCGTGGCAAGCGCCTTCGGCTTCTGGTCCATCACGCCATACAGGTCGTCGTCGTACAGCTTACGCTCGATCTGATAGCCCGAAGCGTACTCCTTCGGGGTGATGGTGCTGTCGTATCCCTGGGCGCTGTCGTCATAAACAACCGTGCCCGTAAACTCCGGAATATCGCCCAGCGTGCCAACCTGCGAGGTGCGGAAGTCGGCCTTGGTCGGCGCGTCAGCACCAGACTTCATGCTGAAGAAGCGATTCAGCATATCCGGAAGCTGCTTATAGCGCTCGTTGAAAATCTTCTGAAACCGTGGGTCCAGAAGGTCACCGAAATTGGTGGAAACTGCGGGAGTAGCCATGTTATGTATTTGCCTTTAAGTCAAGAAGGTGACTGCGCGGCCCTCTATGGCAGCCGCGCTTGCCAATGCTAAGAGCTATTACGTGGTGACGTTATAGATCATGTCGTCAAACATCGCCAGGACCCAGATGCCGCCGTTACGGGCCAGCGTAAGGGAACCCTGATCGATGATCAACTCAACCGTACGCATGTCTGCGCCGGTACCAACCGCGATGTCCTGCCGGGCCGACGCAAGGTCGGTCGTCAGGTTGACGTTGTTGGCCGCGTTGTCACCAGGCGTGAACGGAACCATGATAAACTGATCGCCAGCGACGTTGTTGTTGACCCAACCCTCAGTGATGGTGGCAACCGTAGAAGACGTCGAGGTGATCTTGCGGACCTGGCCCTTGTTCGCGCCAGTCATGCAGATAATGGTACCCTCGTCCATCTCAGGGGAGTTAGGGGCAGTCTCGCCCGTGGTGATCGTATTAGCCGTCTTCGATCCGCCCGACGACTCCGTGAGGATGTCAAGCTGACCGCCAGTGGCGCCCTTCACCACAACGAGCTTGTAGACCGCATCCGGGTTGATAACCACCGACGTAAGGGCCGTGGCATCAGAGGTAGGGGTCGTAGAGCCGGTCGCAGCGTCCAGGGTCGAACCAACCTGGTTGGCAGCCGTGGTCGCCAGGCCGAGAACCACGCCCGAACCACCAGCCGCCGCATTGGTAACGTACCCGCCAGCCTTGGCGGTCGAGCCGGAGGCCACCCGGTATTTCTTGATTACTGGGGCGCCGCCGCTCAGTGTGTATGCAACGTTCATTTAAGTCTCCAACGTGCAGATTTGGTGCGAGTGAACTCGCCAACCTGCGTGTGATATTGTTCGCTAATGAAGCCCCGGCACTGCGGGCTGAGTTGGTTACAGCCGTCGCACTTGCCGACGCAATTAAGGTAGGTGCGCCAAACTTCGTAGCCAGACTTACGTGGGTTGAATTTACTCACGCAGAAGGGACAAAGCTGGATAAACTTCTGAAGCTCAGCCAGGTCGCTGACCCATCCACCAGCCAACCGCGTGTTAGGGCGGCCTGGGTGTTCGTCAGCCTTCAGCCTCTCCTTGGCGGAAAAGCCTTGGCCTAGCTTGCCGTGCTTAGGGACGGCGACTTCCATTATCGCCTCCGAGGCTTAATGTAAGGCAACTCTTCCTTACGTTGGGCTTCGGTATAGCCAAGTCGGTCCCAGTGCTGCTTGATATGGGCAGGGACGTCCTTGAAGGGGTCTTTGCGAGCACTCGTCACCACGCCCGCGCCGGGCACGGACTCAAGGTGAGTATCAGCATTCTGCCTAGCTGACTCGTTTACTCGACGCACGTTGTTGAGCCTTTCCAGGGAGCCGTAGGTCTCACGGAGCGCACGCCGCTGGACAACCGGGTCCGAAACCGGCCGGTTCATCTCAATGGCGATCTCGCGTGCGGACGCGGCCACCTTACGAAGCTCTGCCGACGTGGAGTCTGCTAGAGCGGGGATCTTCGCAATGTACTGATTGACTTCGGCCAGGGCTGACGAGGACTGCTGATCAGCCACCGCCTGCTTTTGAAGCTCCTGGGCTTTAAGCTCAGCACGCTGCCAGGCCAACTGGTCGGCCATTTGGGCTTCGGTAATCCTACCCAAGTCCTTCATGGATTGCAGTTGCTCAGGCGTGTACCAGGCCTGCTTGGGCTGCTGGGGAGCCGCCTTCTGACGCTCAGCCTCAAGCTGCCGCTCCATGTCCTGGGCACGGCGCTCAGCCTCGCGCATACGGGCGTAAACGTCAGCGAAGCGTGGGCCACCCGGTTCTAGGGGGTGGGGCTTCTCTTCCGTTACCTCTGGTTCCGGGGTAACTTCCGGTTCCGGAGTCTCAACAACCTCTTCGTTGACCTGCTCTTGCTCCTGTTTAACCTCTTCGTTCTCGGCCATTGCTCTCTCCTGCGCCCTTAGGTTGGCGGCACCAATCACGCCCGTTGAGGACGGCGGCTCCTATTTTGTTACGCGCCCGTAAGGTCGGCGTCACCTCGCTAGATCGCGAACCATATCATGGACTTCTTGGCGTGCTTTAGACCACAGGCCAAGGCGTTTGCTTTGTGCGGTAGCGGTACGTCCGGCTGCTTCAGTCAGACCTTCACGTGCGGCCATGCCAGGGGAGCCCCCGGCTGCTTCGTATTGGGCCGCAAACTTGGGAAGGTCGCTGTACTTCTGGCTGGCAGTCTCCATAAGGCGCTGGGGTCCACCGCGCGGGCCTTTGCCAGGGAGGCCGCTGGTGCCAGGCTTGGTAAACTGGACAGCGTGCTGAAGCTCATGGCCCAGCGTGCTCTCAGGGTAGCGGGTGTTGCCGCCAAGGATGCCCTTGTTGAAGACGTCTTCGCGGACTGCAACCGTACCGGGACGGCCTGCCTCAGGTGGGATGGTGTAGCCAGCGGAGCCTTCTTTGTAAAGGTCTGGGACGCCAAACTTCTGGGCCGAACGCCTGGAGCCTACGATGATGTTCCAGGTCTCGGGCTGCTGCTCAAGGTGCTGGTACATCTTGGGGAAGGCCGTAGCAGCGAACTTGGCGGCTGGGTCCTTAGGGTTGCCAATGGCTGCCATCTGCCAGTCGGGGCCACGCCCACCGCCCTGAGCCTTGGTCAACTCTTCGTTGATACGATCAAGGCCCGTGCTAATCGGGCCGCGCCATGTATTACCAAGAGAAGGATTGTTAGCATAGTCAACCAGGGCTTGACCCGCCATAATATCCTGGTTCTCGAATGGGCCTGACATGGGCCGGAGAGGCTGGGTCAAACCGATGTTAGCGCGGGCCTCATCGGCCATAGACCTAAGCTGGTCGCTGTAGCTCTGCGGAGGCATCCTGTGCCCTTCTAAGTAGCTCTGGGATAAGGTCGATAGCGTGCGTGTAGCCGGTGATCAGGCCGTCAAGGTGCTTAAGCTGGAGCTTCATGGCCCCAAGTTTGTCGCCTAGGTCGTCGCCCTCAGCCAGGTCCTTCATAAGGGCGGCCTTGTCCCCTTTGGCCTTGTCAAGCATCGTGGTAATATGGTCCACGTATACCTGCCAAGAGGGGTGGTTGAGGACCTGGGTAGCGTGGTTGCCAACCTGGACTTGGGCCTTAAGCTGGCCCACGCGCTGTGCTGCTCGTTCCACCTTCTTCTGGTCGATAAACTCCAGGATATAGTTAAAATTTGGCATTTACATTCCCGGCATTCCGCCGCCGCCAGACGCGCCTGCTAGCTCGTCAGCGGTTCCCTGTTCGGTTTGCATCGGAGGGGCCTGCACGGTGGTTGGCGTACCGCCTTGGCCACCTTGGCCCATTTGCTGCCCAAACTGCTGGGCGGCTTGCATTTGCATCTGTTGCTGCTGCTGGGACTGGACTAGCTGGTTGATGTGGTTCATGTACTCGCGGAACAGAAGCTCACGCCCGCCATAGAGGAGCCCGAACTCGTCGGACTGGGCGAACTCCTGGAGGCGCTGGACGTGTTGCTCAAGCGGCTCAAGGGGCTGGGTGTCGATAGGCAGACGGCCCTCGCTCACAGCCAGGATGGCTTCGTCAGCGGTGATCTTCGGCGTGTTGGTGGCTGCCGGAGGCCTGTTGATGTAACGGGCTGGGTCAAGCTGGTTAGACTTGATGTAGTCCCGCGCCCAGTTGTAGAACTTCTCTGCGTCCACCAGGCCAAACTGCATGGCCAGCGGGGAGAAGATCGCTTGGCCCAGGCCGGTCAGGGCATCCGCAACCACGCCTTTGTTAGTGTTGAGAAGAGTCGCTTGGAAGTCAAAAGCCACAGGAATATTAATGTCCTTACGGTCGTCAATAACCCCATAGGCTTCCTCTGAATTAAGTGGCTTGCCGGTGACCTGGTACCGCTTCATGGGCGGGAGGAAACGGCAATTCATCGTGTGGAATTGCTGCCAAATCTGACGCAGCCCCAGGAAGAGTCGGCGAAGGATTTGCTCAGGCATCGCCGCGCCCTGCTGAAGAATGGCTTGCGTGGTTCCGGACGTACGCAGAGCGCTAGCCTGGCCCTTCGGCACCTGACCAAACTGGAGAGGAGAGACCTGGACAAGTTTCTCAAGGAATTGCATCCCGAGGCCGATCATGTTAAAGTGCCAGCCCTGGTCACGGCCAGGAAGCTGGTAGAAAGCAAGGTCTTCCTGTGGCCGGGCCAAGGGGATACCCAGTCCAGGCTCTAGCATAATGCTCTCGGGCTTGAGACCGCCCGTGGGCCTATACCCAAAGAATGGAAGCGTGGACAGGGAGCCGTAGTCGATGTTCTGGTTCACAAGGGTGTGCAGAAGGTCGTGCAAGCCCTCCATAAGCTCGGGCATACCCATACCATAAAGCTGGCCGGGGATGGGGATGAACCGCGCCTCGCTGAAAGGACGAGTGGGCGGCAGGCCGGGGCAAATCTCGGTAAGGGCGCGGATACGGCAAAGCTTCTTCTGGTCGGGGAGGAACCAGAAAATCACGTCCTCGTCCAGACCATCCTTGTTGAGATCGTAGCGGCCGTAATACTCGACGCCAGTGTGCCACACCCTATCTTCGTCGTGGCTACCGGCCGGGTCAAGCCCGGTCTGCTCGTCACGCTGGGTCTTGATCTCCTCATCGCTGTCCGAGGACTTGGGCATCTCCACGCGGGTATCGCCAGTCGCCTCAAGGTCGTCAATGTCTTCTTGCGTCAGAAGGTCGTAGATGCCCTGCTTCTTGCGACGCTTGATGCTGTCGATATCGACACGAAAGTATTTGGCTACCCACGGAGCGCCGGTCGGGTTGATGGAGCTAACCGGCTGTAGGTTCTCGGAGCGCATGGGGGCAACGACGTCCTCAAGGTCCAAAACGTGCGTTACAGGCCCCTCGAATACGGGGAGGTTCCACTCGAATACGACGTCAATCTTCTCGTCCTCTTCCGCACGGTCATAGACGTTAATCTGGCAGGTGCGCTCGATCTTGTCCTTGTCGTCGTAGATGCCTTCCCAGCGGTAGCCCGCGTCGTCAAGTTGGTTGAGGGCCTTGAAGCCCTGCTTCCCAATCTGGTCCTCGACAAGGGCGTCCAGGGTGGTAGACGAAATCACCATGCCCGCAGGAACGGCCTCGGGGCGAGAAATGATACGAGTGTCGTAGATGGTGCCCATCTCTTTGACCCAGGGCTGGGTTGAGAAGACCGTACCGTCAGTGGTAAACTGATCGATGTACTTCTCAATGGCGCGGTCGCCGTCGTACTCTACGAAGATTTGGTGATCCAGGAGGTGGTCGATGTTCTCAGCCTGCTCACGGTGCTCCAGGCGGGTAGGCGTGGACTGCATGACCGGGCGGATACCGAGGACGGCGTTGAACATACCGGCGTCCACGCGGAGCTTGTTGGCCAGCATGATCGGGATATGTTGGTTGCTGGCGTTGCTCCAGGGCTGGTCACGGTCCTCAAGCCACCCACGGAGTTTGGCATAGCGGCCCAGGCGCTTCTGAATCCACTCCTGCCGCTCCTCCTTAGCAGTCTCAATGCGGTCGATGAAAGACTGGATAAGGTCTTCGTGGTCCTCACGGGGAATGACGGAGCCACGGGTGCGGCGGGTAGGGGCCTCTTGCGCTGTAGGCTTATCGGCAATCGGCAGTGCGGTATCAGCCAAGGGTAAGGGCCTCGCCATTCGTGTTGGTTATAAGCTTCGGTAGGTCGAGCGGCGTGATGCGTAGGGGGCAACGCGCACGCACTTCCATCTCTTCTTCGTCAAGGAGGCGCTGGTACTTGGCGCCGACAGCTTCAGTAGCCTTCAACTAGGCCTTGTAATCTTCCGTGCAAGCGGCGCAGTAGCGCATCTGGTACCCGAGAGCATTAAAGAGATTAACGGGGCCGACAGCGTTGCAGCCGTCGCAGCCAAGGTTTATCTCCATGACCGCACCAGCTTCTTACGGCAGTCGGGGCACGTCTCGTTCTCACCGGCTTTGACGGTCGGGGAGCCGTTCATCGGGGCCAGCGACGTCCAGTAGTGGCCGTCCTGCCAGGGGTACTCATGGAGGACGACGCGATACATGGGCGTCTTGTGCGTGGGGCACTGCACGAAGCCGTCAATCTGGTGACGGCCAGAGCAATGCTCAGGGCACTGTGGGTTGTTCACGCGGGGCGTAACAAGCCTAGGAGTAGCGGGAAGTCCTGGATTGGGACGTGTAGCGTGGATGTCTTGCCACTTCTCCATTACTTGATCTCGCACTGTGATACTGGTTCGTCACGGAGAACGCTAAGGGTGGTGCAATTCTTGACCTGGGCGTTAATGAGTTTCTCAAGCCACAGGCACCACGTCTCGTTGCGTTCGCACATGCCGGGTTCGTTAAGGGGTGGTCTTACCGGAACCAGGCTCACTGGGGGATGGACTGCCACCGTGCTGCAACCAGTCGTCGCTGACGCGGACAGTAGGAGCACGATCAACAGCGTCGTGAACTTCGCGTTCTTTCTCAATGCTAGATTTCTCAATAGCCTCACGCTCTTCGAGCCTCCCTTTAGCATTAGACACGAGGGCCAGGGCTAGAATAAGCAAGCCTATAATAGCCACTAGGCCCCCGGCAATATAGATCATTTACTTGGCAACGCCCGCGCGGAGAGCCGCCAGGCCGAGAGCACTGAGGATCGACGGGATGTCAATCGGCGTGCCGTTGAGGAAGTAGCCGAGAACCTGGTACGCGAGCATACCAGCAGCCACAATGTAGGTCTTCTTGCCTTCCAAGAACGTTTTGATCGCAGACATTAGGGTCTCCTGTCCCGCAGCCTAATAAGCCCGCCACCATGGCGAAGGCTGTTATACGAGGGCTGCATGTTAAACAAATAACGTACAAGGTCTGGAAAGTCCTTGTATCGGTCTCTTGGGCGCTCTTTCAATTCTCGGTCACCTTGACGCGAGTAGTCGTCCCAAGACCATCTGGTCATACCGTAAATGAACCGCTCGCACGTCGAGAACGTGGCGAAGCGGGGACGGCGAGTACGCTGGTCGGGCAACAAGGCCTCTTGGACGAAGCGTATGCCGGTGTTCATTGCGTCGATGGCCAGGTCGCATCGGAGGCCAACTTCGTCGTAAGCCTCTTGGATGGTCCAGCCACGCTGCATCTTGTCGTTGGTTTCGGTGGCAATGTTGGGGTCCATCAGCCTCAGTACCGGCGAGAGCTTGTTAGCGTTCTCATACCGTCTAACGGCTTCAGCAATTTCCATTGCCGTCCCGCCCACCTCTAGCTCACCGATCATCAGCACGTCGTCGCTTGGAGTGATAGCGAACCAGCCCATGACGTCGTTCTTACGCGGGTGGGGATCAATGACGAAGACAACCGGCCAGTGGGACGGGATAACGAAGGGTTCGATCACGTGCGAGAACACGTCCACGTCGTCAGTATGGCAGGTTGGGCACTCCCGTTTGATGGGGAGGATCTTCTTGCAGCACTTGTAACACCACCACGATTCGTGGCGGGAGAAGGACGAGTAGATTACGCCGCTCAAGTGGATGAAGCGGCCAAGCAACCTGACTTCACGCTGCTCGGGGGTGAGCCGGGCGCTAAGGTCTTGGATGGTCTGGGCGTCGAGAATTTGGTTACGTTCGGTATGTAGGATGATGCTTTCTACGGCGTCGGACTTTACAAGCCCCGGCTCGTAGACCGTATCAAAGAACCAGGTAACGTCACCTCTAGAAGCGCCAGCTTCATCAGGAGGGGTAAATGCCGTATAGATTTGACCCTTAACGTCAAGGGTCCGCATTCGATTCTCTCGGTAAATATCGGCAGGAGGAAGCTCGTCGTGGCCGACAAAGTGCATGCTGGAACCGGCGAATGCGCTAAGATCCTGGTCGTATGACAGAAATTGGCAGCTTGAGTAGGCCCTGGAGGTACGGACGCTGCCGCCCGAGACCCAGGTGCTATCGACTGCGGTGTAAAGGGTGCGATATTTCTCACTGTAGGCGCCCTCCCAGGTGCCAGACTTGAGTAAGTGCTGCGGAATCCACCCCCAGTGACCTTTTCCGTCAATGGGATCGCCGATACCGTTCCACTGGTCGAAGCGAAGCTTTGGCTTAATCACTGGTTCCAGCGTATCGGTCAGCGAATTGCAAACAATACGCGACCTGATGGGCGCGCGGAGCTTATCTTTCGGGTATTTACCTTGCAGGCTCATTGGAATGACGCCTGTCATCTGGATACTTAGCTCGGCAAGCATCGTATCGGTCTTGCTGGAGCGGTTTCCGCCTACGATGGCTACCTCTCTGGCCCTTGAAAGGTGTACCGGGAGGGCCATTGGGTTCGCAAGTGTGTAATATTGAAGCTGATTTGACTTACGGTCCTCTTCAACACCGACCGCGAACTCCGCGAGAACGCTAGCAAACCATTCAGGGTCCAACTCGGCTTTTTGTCGAATCTCCTCATCCGTCCAGTTCGCAAGTTCGCCAAGGTTTACGGTCATTTAGCAGGCTCAGAGGGCGTAAACTGCGCCAACTCGGCCTTCGGCTTGTCCACAACCTTGGCCACGCGGGCGAGTTTCGCTGCAATATCGCCTAGTTGGTGGCGATGTTCGTGGATACCGGCGATGATTTGGGTAGGCTGGCCAGAGAGAAGGAGGGCTTTTTCGGTGCAGATGGCCAAGGTCATCGCCGCATCCTTTCGCTCCTTGAACGTCATGGTCTCTTCACGCATGGCGTTAAGGGTGTCGAGGTATAGCCAGTTCCAGAGGGCGAGCATTTCGTCTCGTCCCACTTGGCGAGATATACCCCGGACGTCCGCAATGACAGCCAGGCCCTTCTCGACGGTCTGACGAGGGGTGTCAGGAAGCCGGATGGTCTGGCCTGCGGCCTTGATTGTCTGAGACAAGGACTTCTTCTCCTGAATCTATTAAAGTCTTTAATCTATGACAGTTAGGACATAACGTCTGTAAATTATCAGCTTTATTAGAACCGCCTTTACATCTTGGAATTATATGGTCAACGTCTAATGCCGCTGTAGTAGGTGGTTTCCAACCGCACTTTTCGCAATATGGCTTCTTGACAAACCAATTTGCTTTGACACTACGTCCATAAGAATGCTGGGTACATACTTTTAAACGGCGCCAGCCAAGTGAACCGTCCGCAAGCTTAGTTCTACCTTTGCTTCGCACCGGGTTCCTA